CTCCTACAGCTAAAACAAATAACTTATGAAAACAGAAGTGTACACAGATCTAGAAATTAAAGAGTTTGCCGCTATTGGTGAAGACTTAATACCAGAATCAAGTTATATGTCTGATTGGGTATTTCATTATAATCCATATAATCAATTATGGAATGCTATTCCAAGAAATGCTTATAATGAGTATTGGAGTAATAGCCAACATCATGCTGTATTAAAAAGCAAGCATTTAAACACCCTATTAGATATGCTTCACCGTACAAAAGGTGATGTAGGAATGATAGAAGATCTTACACGTGGAGAAATCAGATAATATATATTTAGAAATACCAACCTATAAAGATGGGTCTTGGGATACCACCGTGTTTTATTCACGTGAGGAATTCCGAGATTTTCTTATTCCTTTATTTAAAGAACCTGGTCAATATCAGTTTGATGAGGTGAGTATGATATTTAATGCTGAAGGACGTAAGTTTCAAAAACAGGGATACTATTGTGCAGCTCCTGTTAAGACTAAAGACTTTATTAAATACTGGGATGATCAGAAGAATAAATGCCGTAAAGGTATTATAGTACATAGTGGACAAATTACTTGGTTTATTTCTAGAGACTATTACATGTGGTTAAACTTCCTACCTATCTATGATAAGGAAGAAAAACGTTTTGACTTTGCAAAGGTGAGAGATGCTCAGTATCATATGGCTCTATATGAACATTTAGCTGAGCTACATTGGAAGCATGCAATCATTCTAAAGAAACGTCAGATAGCTTCTTCATATTTTCATATGGCTAAACTTATTAACCAATGGGTATTTGAGTCTGGAGCTGTATTAAAGATAGGAGCTAGTCTTAAAGATTATATTAACGAGAAAGGTTCTTGGAAGTTTTTAGAAGAATATAAAAACTTTATTAATCAACATACAGCATGGTATAGACCAGCTGAACCAGATAAGGTGGGAGCATGGAACCAACAGATCAAAGTGAGAGTTGCAGGTAGAGATACATATAGAGGATTAAAGTCTAGTATTAACTCTTACTCATTTGAAAAGAATCCAACTAATGGTGTCGGTGGACCTGTAACTTATTTCTTTCATGAGGAGGCAGGTATTGCTCCAAGTATGAATGACACTTATGGATATATGAAGCCAGCACTTAAGTCTGGTCATATGATTACAGGTCAGTTTATTGCAGCAGGATCAGTGGGAGACCTTGATCAATGTGAACCTTTAAAACTTTATATAGATAAACCTGAGGAGAATGGGTTCTATGGTGTAAAGTCTAATCTTATAGATAAAACTGGCACTATTGGAATAACAGGATTATTTATTCCTGAGCAGTGGTCTATGCCGCCTTATATAGATCAGTATGGTAACTCTCTTGTAGAAGAAGCTTTGGCTGCTCTTGAAGAAGAGTTTGTAAAACTTAAAAAAGATCTTGAACCGGCAGCTTATCAACTTGAAGTATCTCAGCACCCTAGAACTATTGAAGAAGCATTTGCTACAAGAAAGCTTTCTATATTTGCCCCACATTTGATTGCTAAACAGATGCAACGTATTCAGGATAAACAATATCCTACAGAATATCTTGAACTATCTCGTAATGCAGAAGGAAAGATTATAGATAAACCATCTAGAAAGATTCCAATTACAGAATGGCCTATGTCTAAGAAGACAGAAGATAAAGAAGGCGTGATATGTATTTATGAAAGACCTCACAAAGATCCAAGCTTTGGTATGTACTATGGATCAGTAGATCCCGTGGGTGAGGGTAAGACAACTACATCAGACTCACTATGTGCTATTTACATTTACAAGAATCCTGTAGAAATAATTAAGGATGATGGGAATGGTAAGGTGAGTAACACAATTGAGAGAGATAAGATAGTAGCATCATGGTGTGGACGTTTTGATGATATTAATAAAACTCATGAGCGTCTAGAATTACTCATAGAATGGTATAATGCCTGGACAGTTGTGGAGAATAACGTAGCTTTGTTCATACAATACATGATTAGTAAGAAGAAACAGAAATACCTAGTTCCTAAAGACATGATCTTATTCTTAAAAGACATTGGAGCTAATAGAAACGTTTTCCAAGAATATGGATGGAAGAACGTGGGTACATTATTCAAAGGAACGGTGTTATCTTATGCTATTGAATTCCTAAAAGAGGAGCTTGATCAAGAAACTACAGCTGATGGAACTATAGTAAAAACTATCTACGGAGTGGAAAGAATACCTGATCCAATGCTTCTAAAAGAAATGCAAGCTTACCAAGATGGTGTCAACGTGGATAGACTTGTAGCTTTTTCAGCTCTGATAGCCTTTGCAAAGGTGCAACAATCTAACAGAGGCTTAGCTAAACGTGTAGAAGTTACAAATGTAAATTTGGTTAACTCCCAAAAATTTAGTAAATTAAATTGGAGCCCCTTTAGACATATGGGCGGTTCTAAGAGAGGATCTGGAAGTAATCAACCCCCTAGAAATCCCTTTAAAAATATAAGATAATGCAACAAGAAATGCCATTACATGCTCAGAAAGTAGCCATACTATCTCGTTTAATAAAAGAAAGCTCTCTTACATTAGAGGAAGCTTTACTTATTTTAAAGGAGGAGGAGGTGGAATCAACAGTTAGTTCAACACCAGGTTGGTCAACAACACCGTGGACAGTGCCTATTACAAATCCATATGTGGGATCTGGGACCATTAAGACCATTAATGGTAATCCAATTACATTCACTTCTAGTTCAACTTCTCTAACTGGATCAGCTAGTACTTTTACAGCTGATTTAGACTTAAACAATTAAGAATCATGCAGATATATAACGCAATGGATCTCAAAGCTGGTAAAAAAGCTGACTATAACAAGATGGGTACGTTAACCCAACCTATTCAATTCATATCTGAAAAAGAGAAGAATGAAGAATGGAGAGCTTGGAACCTAGATTGGTTAGAGTTTCAAGGCATGAAGCAACTTAAGCGTAATGCTCGTAGATTAATGAAGAATTACAAGCTTGCTAAAGGAATTATTGACAAAGCTGATTACATTGTAGAAGAAGACAATGAGATGGCTGATCTTATAGATACATTAACTAAAGAAGATGAATCAGCTTTAGAACTTAAATTCTATCCTATTATTCCTAACGTAATCAACGTACTTACTAATGAATTTAGTAAACGTACCTCTAAGATTATGTTTAGAGCTATTGATGACATCTCTTATAATGAGATGTTAGAAGAGAAAAGATCTATGGTTGAGGAGTATTTATTACAACAAGCTCAACAAAAGGTCTTAATCCAAATGATTAACCAAGGACTTGATCCTGAGTCTGAGGAAGCTCAACAAATGCTTAATCCTGAACAATTAAAAACTCTTCCTGAAATTGAGGCATATTTTAAAAAGGATTATAGATCTATGATTGAAGAGTGGGCTACCCATCAGATGAAGGTGGACACTGAGAAGTTTGGTTTACAAGAATTAGAAGAGCGTGCCTTTAGAGACATGCTTATTACAGATAGAGAGTTCTGGCATTTTAAGATGAATGAAGATGACTATGAATTAGAATTATGGAATCCTCTTTTAACATTCTATCATAAGAGTCCAGATGTTAGATATATCTCTCAGGGTAACTGGGTAGGTAAGATGGATATGATGTCTATATCAGATGTTATAGACAAGTATGGCTGGATGATGAATGAAGAGCAATTAGAGGGTCTAGAAGCCGTTTATCCTGTAAGATCAGCTGGTTATGCCATTCAGGGTATGCAGAACGATGGTAGCTATTATGATCCTACAAGATCACATGACTGGAATACACAGATGCCAAGTCTTGGGTATAGACAATACATGTCTGTTTATGATACTAAATTTGGAACAGGTGATATTGTAGAGTGGATTTTGTCAGATTCAGAAGACACTATAGACTTTGGTAAATCTCACTTATTACGTGTATCTACAATTTATTGGAAGAGCCAACGTAAGGTGGGGCACTTAACTAAGATTACAGAAGAAGGAGAAATTATACAAGATATTATATCTGAGCAATATAAGGTTACAGACAAGCCTCAGTATAATACAGTTATGTATAAAGACAAAACTAAGGACAACTTAGTTTTTGGAGAACATATTGATTGGATATGGATTAATGAAACTTGGGGTGGTGTAAAGATTGGACCTAACCGTCCTGCTTTCTGGGGTATGAATAACCCTGGAGGCATTAACCCAGTTTATTTAGGTCTTAATGGTGGTAAGCCAGGTAAGATTCCATTCCAATTTAAAGGAGATAGTACATTATATGGTTGTAAGCTTCCAGTGGAAGGTGCTGTATTTGGTGATCGTAACACCCGCAGTATTTCATTGGTAGATCTTATGAAACCATTCCAGATAGGTTACAATATTGTAAATAACCAAATAGCTGACATCTTAGTTGATGAGCTAGGTACGGTTATCATGTTAGACCAGAACTCTTTGCCTCGTCACTCCATGGGAGAAGACTGGGGTAAAAATAATCTGGCTAAAGCCTATGTGGCAATGAAGAACTTCCAAATGTTACCATTGGATACATCTATTACAAACACTGAGAATGCTCTTAACTTCCAACACTACCAAGTGTTAAACTTAGAGCAGACTCAAAGGTTGTTATCTCGTATACAATTAGCTGGCTATTTTAAGAACCAAGCTTTTGAAGTGATTGGTCTTAATCCTGAACGTATGGGACAGCAGATAGCTCAGCAGCAGACTGCCACTGGTGTGGAACAAGCTATGAATGCTTCTTATGCACAGACAGAACAGTATTTTATACAGCATAGTGATTACTTAATGCCAAGAGTTCACCAAATGAGAACTGACTTAGCTCAATATTATCATTCTAAGAAACCTAGTGTACGTTTACAATATATTACAGGAGCTGATGAAAAGGTTAACTTCCAGTTAAATGGCACTGATCTTTTAATGAGAGATATTAATATCTTCTGTACAACTAAGACTAACTCTAGAGCTGTAATGGAGCAATTAAAGTCTTTAGCTCTTAATAACAATACCACTGGTGCTTCTATATACGATCTTGGAAATGTAATTAAGTCTGAGTCTATAGCTGAATTAACAGGTGTTCTTAAGAATGCTGAAGAGAAAGCTAATGCTCAGAAGCAGGCAGAAATGCAACAACAGCAGCAAATGCAGCAAGAGTTACTTGCATCTCAAGAACGTCAGAAACAAATGGATATTCAGTTTAAAGCTGATGAGGCACAAAAAGATCGTCAAAATGATATTGTTATAGCTGAGATTAGAGCAGCAGGATATGGATCTATGATGGATCTTAATGAGAACAAACAATCAGATTTCCAAGATGCCTTAGCTAAAATTCAG